CCAGTTACATCTGCTGGAACAATAGCCAACATTGTCTTTGTTTGAGCTACAGTTAAATCAAGAGGAACAGCAGAAACACCAGTATTATTACCCTTGAGAGTAGTAGCTGGCATATTAGCTAATTTAGCATTAGTAATGCTTCCATTAGCAACTGCGCCAGCACCTGCATCTACGTATTGCTTAGTTGCAGCTTCAAGAGGCTGTGTAGGATCAGCAGGTAATTGAATTGGAGTTAAGGATTTACGGGACATTATCCCACCACCGCCCTAAATTGGTTTGTTGTAGGTGGAGTAGCGAATCGAATTGTGACGTTATTAATATCTGTAGCTTCAACATCACACTCTGCTTGCTCAAATGGAGCAGTAGTTGAATAAACCTGCACAATCACATCTCTTGTACCGAATTGATGATTAATCAAGAAAGAAAAAGCAGAACCATTACCTACAGAAGTGGCATATTTACGAGCTGTACTACTAGCAACCATACCAGCAAGCAAATCTAATGCAGCTTGAACATCAAAAACACCAGGAATTATACCACTATTTAAGTACTTAATAGCACTAGCTGTATGTGCCTCACTAATATCTAATATATGGGCATTAATATTAGTGTTAGCAGTATCAGCAGCAGTCTTAGCTGACGCTGCAAGCGTGGCAGCTTGATCTAATGCGGCTTGAACATTCGTGGCAGTAATTGGAGCAGTAGGTACATAGGAAATATCTACCGCTTCTACAATACCACCAGCAAGAATGTTCTGAATTTCTTGATCTACAGCTTGAATAGCTAACTGAACGTTATTGGCTGGAATAGTAGGTGTAGGAACAAAAGGAATATGACCAGCCGTATGAGCAGTAGTATCTAGAAAGTGCTGATCTAACGCTCCCTGTACGTTAGTAGCTAATACTTCACCGGCAATTACCGGATTATATACAATTGCATCAGCACTATGTGCTGTAGTATCTAGTAGGTGAGCGCCTAATTCTGTATCAACTGATTGAACGAATTGATACGTTTCATCAATTGCAGCCTGTACGTTAGTAGCTGCTAGACCTGAATTAGAATTATTGTAATCAACCTCTGCGGCAATAGGAAATACAGTAGCTGTACCTCCATCAAGAGGGATTAAATTTCTAACTTTTGTGTACCCGTCACCTTTGTAGGTTTTTCTGGTCTGAGTATCAAAAACTTCCTCACCAAGTCCAGGTACATAATCTAGATTAATAGTTAGAGCTGATTGTGCAACGAGCATTTCATCTCATTTCTCCAAGATCAAATAAAAAGGGCTGGCCAACAAATTAATGCTAGCCAGCCCTCTCTACTCCTACCCAGGAAATCAGGACTCGGTAATATTCGTGAACTTACCGTGAGAATTCCGCTTGTGAGTACCCATCTGCCAATACTGCTTCAGGAGAGCTTCCCAGATATCGAAGTTGGAAACCCACTTAAAGATTCCACCATCGAGATCCTCCCAATACCAGTCCTTGTCACGGAAAATCTTCAACTGATCTTCCGAAGCAAAAACCATTGTCTTTGCAGGAGCATCTGGATCTTCAACCAATGGAAGATCTTTTCCGCCGAACATGAAGCTCAGACCAGTAAGACCACCATTGAATTGCTTTGGCTCATTGTAACGCCGCATACCAGTAAGCAGATTCCAATACGAACGACGAACTCCAAGAGAAGTAAAGATAACAGAAATGTTCTCTCCACCACGCTGACGAATAGTATCACCCATACCAATCATTGCTAATTCAGTAAGAGTAGTAGTAGTCGTATCAACGTTGGACGCCCAAAATTCTTGTCCAGCAGTCGCAGGATTAAGGTTGTGCAAAGCACCAGTAGCACTAATAATGTTAGAGAAACCCCAAGGCTCCTTGTTGTAGTTACCAGTACGAGCCAAGTAAAAACCTGACGTAGAAGTAATGGCAGCTGAAACAGTAACAGTATTAGTTGCACGATTCAGTGAAGTAATCAGAGTACCAGGGTTTGTAACAACTGGCCCAGTAGAGTTTACAGTGTCAACAAGCATACCTACTTCAAGCCACTGAACAGTATCAACAGTAAATGTCGTACCACCAGCCGGCGAGCTAGTAAGCTTCGCAACAATTCCTGTAACTCCTAAAGCACCCTGATCTGGATGGCCCCATGCAATTCGGTTCTCATCCTTACCAATGTCTTGCTTAAGACCACTCATTTCCTCATCAAGAGCATTTGAGAAAGCCTGAGGATTAGTACGAGCAAGACGCATCAATTGCCCAGTAAACTTAACACGGCCATAACCGTACTTAAGTTGTTCCTGAGCAGCTTTATAACCTTGCTGACCAGCATCAGCTAACTGAACTGATTCGTCACGGTAAGAAATGCCAGTATTCCTGCTCGATCGAACAGGGAACACAACATACTTACCACCAATGTTGTCGGTAATGTTATCGGCAGTCCGCTCGATACGCTTAATGGTAATTCGCTCTTCATTAAGCTGGTCGTTGATTTGACCCTCGTAGACTTCCTTAAGAATACCGTTTACGGTAGTCATTGTAGCAGGCATTAACTATCAATCCCTCCAAGGATTTCGGCAACTAGTGCACGACGTGTTGATGAATTTTTTAACTTGGAAGAATCAACCTGGTCTACAGCGGTTCTACCACTACCTAAAACAGGCGGTGGAGCTTGCCTTCCCTGAGGACTGCTGATCTCCTTAATGAAATCTAAATGTTCCTTAACAGCATCATCAGGTTTCATTCCACGAATCATCTTTGCAAGGACTGCATCTTCATCGAAGCGTCCGTGCTTAGTATGCAACTCTTTCATCATTTTGTCAAGCTGTGCCTGATTAGTGGCAGTATTCTTCTCATCTTCATAATTGTTCATGAATTTGTCGAATTTTTCTGCCTTCTGTCTTAATTCAAGATGTTCCTTCACAAAAGCTTCTGGAACACCATCAAATTCAGGTGGAACAACAGGAGCATTTGTTTGTTGCTGTCCGTTCTGTTGAAAGTTTTGGTCGTTACTCAAGAGGTCCATCTCTTCTAATTGTTGTCTAATGGCGTTATAAAAGGCTAGAGGATCTTGATCTGCCCAGCGCATTGTAGCAATTGCTGCTTGAACAGACTCATAATCAGCATCTAGTTCTTCCCACGGCTTTAACTTACCCTGAAGTTCTTGAAACCTCTGAGTAACTCCGCCATCCCATTCCTTAATGTACTTTTCTACATACGGTCTATCGTTAGGATCAACTTTATTTAAAAATTGATTACCGTATGTTTCATTGTCCGACTGGGACTGGCTGCTGTTGTCCGTTTGAGGAAGGTTGAGCTGTATTTCCCCCAGATTGTTGGTTTCCAGCGGTTCCGGCATCTTGGTACTGTTGTCCTAACATTACTAGGTGAGTTTTATAATGGTCCATGAACAACTGCTGAATGGTAGGATCAAGTTGTTCATATTGCTGAGACTTCATAAACTTCGTATGACAATAAACATGCGCCTGATGATTATCAAACTCATTAACCTGGACAGGAGATTGTACTGGCATAGGTTGTTGTGGCATATTTGGATCTTGTCCAGGAATCTGACCTACAGGAGTTTGCAATCCATTTGTAGGTACTTGAGTTTGTGGTTGCACATTCTTCATCTTGAAGTTTTCACGGTCTGCTTGTCTTGTATCAACAGACAATTCATCATACAGCCGTGCAGTTTCAGACATTTCAAGATACTTCAATCCTTCCATCGGAGGGATCAATTGCTTATCAATCAATTCAAGAATAAAAGCTTGCTTCGCCGCTCTTGATCTAGGCGCCATAGATCCATGTTGAACACGGAAATCTACTTGATCTGGTAATGAATTCTGTTTGAATTGCATTACCTCATAGACTTGATTACCGCTCATTACCTGGACCATTTTATCTGGGTCCCAGTATTGCTTGGCAAGCATAATCGCTTGATAACCAACTCGCTCAACTAGTTCTTCAAGAGAACTAATAGTATCCATAAGAATACTATCGTTTTCTTCCTGTATGTAAGAAATAGCTGTGGCAGCTTCTATACCTGGCGGAGTTACATCATTCTGATTAGAGATGTAATCCAGATCATTGAGATTAGCCTGCTGATCCTGCATAAAATATGCTGGCAACTCAGGAGGAATCATTCTCTCTGGAGCATCAAAACCAGGAGTATACTCAACAACTAATCCAGGTTGAGCAGTTAGCTTCTTAATGTCTACAGAACCCATTGGAACTTTCCACTGAGGCTTAGACGTTAAGTTACGTGCTTCAATAGCTTGACTTCTGCTTCTGTTGTATTCCTTCTGAATAGGGATCAAATCCTTAATGATAGATTCTGCATAGAACCTACCAGTCTGAATATGATCTACCTTAGCAAAAGGATATTCTCCATGCTCATATGGGAAATTAGATTTAGTTAAATCTCCCCCGACTACGTTGGAAGCTTTAGCTGGACTAGTAGTAACTGGTTGCTGAGTAGTTGGGTCTAATTGAGGAGGAGCCTCAGCAATATAAATAAGCTTATCATTACTAATGACAAACATAGCGCCAGCAGGGAACTTCCTACAGGGCTTGACCCAGAATTCTTTAATAAAGACGTGATCGAGTTCTTTGCCCTTCTTATCAATTCCGAGAGCTTGACGGAATTTCTGCTCAGGACTATCCGCTGTAGCATCGGCTTCTACTTCCACGTTGTATTGGTCATAGACCGCTTGAATGGTTGTAGCAATTCCATGACAAACAAACTCCTGCTTTTGAATGTCAATCTCTTCTAGATTAGGAACCCAGATATGGAATGGACTAGGAGAGGTAAAACAGACGTCATTATTCGGCTCATAATAAGTCTTAAGGAAACCAGTTCCGCATACTCCACGCCACCAAACTGCTTCTCTTTTTCTTAGATCGAAAGCATTATTAGAAAGCAATTGTTCAGATACTGCTTCTGCCATTCTTGCTTTAGCCAAATCTTCATCATCAGGCGTAGCAGGAACTACAAACCATTGTCCTTGTTCCTTATTGCACTTAGCGTTCTCTTTACGAACAATAGTCTTAACTCGATTAGAAACTAGCCTAACTCTCCAAGCAGCTGCTTTGGGAAGAATCATAGCAGTACCACTAGTGGGGCTAGTATTGAGCCACTGCATGTAATGACGCCCAAAATAGAAAGCTAGATTGGTATACCATTCTTTTTCAAATGGTTGTCTTTGAGACTGACAAGCTTTAAACTTGTCCATGTACTCAAGGACTAATTTCTGATCCGGTGTCTTGCCGATCAAGCTCTCCATGAATTTCACCCCACAACCCGTCTATATAGATTTCTTCATCATAATCAGGACTTTGTTCTTCTTCAGGAACTATGCTCACGGGCTGCGACTGCGAGATGGAGTTGGAAAAGGGAATCGGCCGTAAAATCAGGAGATTCAACTGCTGAATCGTTTCCATCTGAACTTTGATTTGTTCCCTCTGAGTCTGAATCACTTCCAGCATCATCTTCAGAATTTCTTCCACTTAGAATCTGTCCAATCACTTGTTCGGCAGTATTGCTCTGGTATTCATTCAATTGAAGCTTGGCTTCTTTAAGCTCGTCATCTCGCCTATTCAATTGATCTCTCAATGTAAAGATCTCGTTATGAAGCGTCTCTAGCTGCTCTTGTCTCTGAGCTTGAGTCATGCTATAAGCCATCTCTTGATTATTGATAAACCCAAAGAGCTTACCGAGATAATCACCGATCAAACTCATGGTGCACATATTGCACAGATAGATTACTCCTTCAAACAAATGAACTTGTCCATGCTCATCTTTTTGTTTCATAGATGAATCCACACCAAGATCAACCCAATGACGCCTATCGCTACCAGCACCAAGCCCACACTTAATGCACACATATGGATCTGCAATCGGAGTATCCAATATTTGAATGGGTCTCATTTATACTTCGCTCCCTAAAAATTCATCAATATGTTGGTCGGTTTGATTTACTAGCTCCCAATCGTAATCGGTAGCTGCTCGAACTACATGCATACCTACAGGAACTTCCCTAGTAGGAATGTCATTAAATCGTCTCGGACGAGACATAATTCCGTAGCGTAATGCATCCATTGCGTGGTCGTTCTTTTTAACTGGCGTTTCTTTTGTGTTCTTTCTATCTCGAGCCTTAGTTAAATGTCGATCCCATCGGTACTGACTTAACTCATCAAGTAACTTCTCACATCTTTGAGTTATGATGAGTTGTTGCTCTCTGAACATTCGTTGAACAAGCGTGATACCTGATTGGACGTCATTGTTTCCCAGGGCGATGTATATACCGTTTTCCCCGTATTCAGATTGAACAGAACTACCCTTAATTGGGTCTTTCGACCGTATGGCTGGGTCTCCAACAGAATACTTAGTAGAGATTCCAAGCGCTTCACGTCTTTCTCTCCACAATTGAGCTAAATCTCTAACGATCTTTTTATGTTCGTAAATTTCATCATAAATGATTATCTTGCCATCTTCATTATATGCAGCGAATAGGATGGCAGTATAGTTCGTATATCCATGATCCATCATTTGGAAATGAGACCAATCGTCTTTGAGAATTTGAAATCTATCTGACTGAACTAGATCAGGACAGACATTCTTCTCTCGCTTAAAAGATTCACCATAGATTAATCCCGTATGACTAATGTATGTACCAGTTCTGCGAGTAGCTTTAGACTCGTCAGACATAGTAAGGGTAAGTCTCTCAAACGCCTCCTGCTTGATATGGGGATTCTCATAAGTATCCGCTGCAATGATGTCTATGTCAATCTTCTTATTTAATCCAGGAAGATAGAGCGTATTATATGTCCAACTCATTTCCTGTAGGGGAGTCATAGTTATGAACCAATCCCCATCAGTATCAATTAGACGAGTTAGACATTCTTCGAAAATATCTTGCGGAGGCTCTTCATCAAACCAAATAAAATGTCTAGAAGTACCGCCAAACTTATCTACATCCTGTTCATAGGACATGAACTCCATAGTAGATTCATTGGTGAGAGTTAGAATCTTGTCTGTCTTACTATATGAATCTTCCCAGGAATTATTGATTAGAAACTTACTAGGCATCCATCTCTTAATTTCAGGCAGCATAATAAGTTTCAATCCACGATCATTATCGACTGAAACTCCACGTCCTTTAACTGGTGGCTTAGGTACTCCTTCAATTCTATGTACGTTTCCATTTATGTCTAGAAATTCATGGATACCAGTGAGACGCATTACCGTTTCAGTACCACCACCTACAGTCTTGCCAACTCTGTTTCCGCCCATCATCATTTTGCCCTTCTTCTTACTCTCATGAAAGGCAACTTGTTTTGGATGAGCATGATATCCCTGTATGCCAGGAAATACCTTAGCTCTTCTTAAACTGCTTACTATAAGTCTTTTAAGATCTGGAACAGGAACTGTATCTTCCTTACGAGCCATCTTTATTCGTTTCTTTTTCTTTAAATGTAGTTCCCTTAATTCCAAAGAGAACATAACCTACAGGAGGGAATTTATAGCTTATCCACAAACTGAGCCGATAGAATATACCTACCACTACAGCTATCAGAGGTATCCACCATTTTAACTGGTCAACAGTTATGTTTAGATCAAAGATCCAATTAACTGAGACAAATAGAATTAGTAGAACCAGTATGTTAACTGTAGCTTTGATAGAGTTCTTGTCATCGTCACTCAGTTTGAATTCTGCCACTACGTTCCTTCGGCCCTTACTGTAATAAGAACATGGCACTGATTAGAGAAATACAGAGTAACTGAATTATTAGTAACTGGAACTGAAAGTGTTTCTGGAAGTGGCTTACCCACATCTTTGTCATTCCAGTTAATAAATGAATCTTTGTTGTTTAAACCAGCGAATCCGGAAGTCGGTCCAGTAGGAATAGCAGTAACTGTAATTTCTGCGTCAACAAGATTTGGGGTAGGAGACTTAAGATCAAAAGTCCTAGTACCGTTAACAGGAGAATTAGTCTCCCTAGTATCAATGATTCTCCGTGGAGTCCTGAGCGTCTGCATATCATTTCCATTCCCAATGATAGTTGGTGGGTAGAAAGTTTTATTAGTTATTAGTTTGTATGCTTTATCACCAGGACATGCAGTTTGACCCATATCTCTATGGCCGTTAATAATCAAGTCACGATTTAATTCTCTACCTACAGCCCTATATAATTCCCTAACGGCTCTAATCATGCCTGTGCTTATGTCATCAGGAACACCGATGATTAATAAGACAGAAAAGACTTCTAAGTTATCAGCTATATTCGGATCGTCTTCTCCGTAATTATCGCCTGAACCATTAGAGGCTGCTCTAAAAGTTGTTCCTCTTCCTTCATAGGACATACCTGATAAGCCTATTGCTGCACTATAACCGAAGCTGTATCCTCTATTGGATTGATAGTCTTTCTGGATAGAATTGAGCGTAGCTTGCTCCGATTTTCCAGCATAAGGACCACTACCACCAGTGTAATGAAGATTAAGATACTTAATGGACTTACCATTCCATGCGGGTCCAGTGATTGGTGGTGTATTGCTATATAACCATTCACGTCGTTCGAAGTCATAATCAATCATCTTATCCTCGATGAGTGAGCTTAAGAACGAGCCACACAATTAAAGCTACAATGGCTAAGACAATTAAAACTGTTACAAGACTTACACTTGTATCTGCTAACATTATAATTCTCCCTTAATTAATTGACCTACAGGGGTATCTTCGAGTTCAGTGGCTATAACATCTATGATACTCGGATCTACGTGCTTCACAAGTATCTCTAATAGCGTAATAATCATGAACTGGAGATTCATATTATTCTCAGATAGAGCTGGTTTGAATCTACCAGTTAGTTCATGATAATACTTAATCGCTTGCAAGTCGTCCTTCTGAATTAATCTAGCTAACCCCATGTTAGCATTTATATCAGAGATGGTTTCTAGCTGCTTATCCACTAGCTTTTTAGCATACTCAAAATAGCTAGGGATGTTCATCCAGCTAGTCCAAGTAGCTTCAGTAATTCCTAGTGGCTTGAGATCTTTTATACGAGCAGCAAAAGACTTAGTAGATGATTGGTCTACGATCTTTTGACAAGCTAATACAAACAGGGGATCATACTTACTATCAGTC